CGCCCAAGCTAACCAGCCGGCTGACATCGCCGCCGACGGCTTCTACCGCCTTCTGGTCGTCGAGCACTCAGGCGACACTCGTGGCAATGATTGGTACTCGGACCTCGTGTGCCTTGACATCGACGCCACGCAACCTCCCAACAAGCAGGTGAAACCAACATGAACCGCGAAGAACGACTAGACGATCCCGAGGAGTCCTTGCGCCTGGCGATGGAAAGCCAGCAGGCGCAGATCTGGACTGCCTTGCCCGGTGTTGTAGCAGCAGTGAATCTTGTCGCCCAGACCTTGTCCGTCCAACCGACGGTCCAGGGCTCGGTGGCCTCGCCCAATGGCGCCAAGCAGCTGGTGAACCTGCCGCTGTTGGTCGACGTGCCCATCGTGTGGCCACGAGCTGGTGGCTTCGCACTGACCTTCCCGATCGCCGCTGGCGATGAGGTGTTGGTCGTGTTCGCCAGTCGCTGCATCGATTCGTGGTGGCAGTCCGGTGGCGTGGGTGCTCCTGCCGAGGCCCGCATGCATGATCTGTCCGATGGTTTCGCCATCCTGGCCCCAGCCAGCCAACCGAAGAAGCTGACTGGAGTCAGTTCCACAAATGTCCAGCTTCGTGATGAGTCAGGCACCACCTATGTGGAGATCACTTCTGACGGCAAGGCCCGTGTGGTGGCAGCCACTCAGATCGATGTGGAGGCCCCGACCGTCAACATCACAGGTGACCTGAACGTCACCGGCGAGATGAACCTGGTGGGCCAGCTGACGCAATCTGGTGGCACGATGAGCATTGGCGGCATCGTTTTTGATACGCACAAGCACACCGGGGTCCAGCCAGGGTCTGGCACCTCAGGTGGACCGACGAACTGATTTACAGCTTCACAAGCAGTGGATATAATCCGGACATGGAGAAGACAACGTGAGATACCGCCGACTGACTGAGACTGGAGACATGACCTTCGGGAGCCAGCAGGCTGACTTTCTCCGAAATACCCCCGAAACTGTGGCTCAGGCTGTGGTAACACGTCTGGGTCTGTGGCTCGATGAATGGTTCCTCGACTCGACTGAAGGCACCCCGTATGTGCAGGCGGCTCTCGGCAAGTACACGAGCCAGACCATCGAGCCTGCAATTCGCCAGCGTATCCTCGAGACCGAGAACGTCACGGCGATCACGGCCTTCGACCTGCAATTTGATCCTGATGAGCGGAAGGTGACCATTCAAGCGACCATTGACACCACATTCGGTCCAACAACTGTTGTGGGAGTAGTGTAATGGCAATCGCTGACCTCATCTATGTGGACGCCACTGGCTTCCACTACCCGGACTATCCGACGGTGCTCCAGTACCTCACTGACGAGTACAAAGCTATCTACGGAGCTGACACCTATCTCGCACCTGACAGCCAAGACGGCCAGTGGTTGGCCATTCAGGCCTTGGCCATCTTCGACACGATGCAGGTCGCTGCTGCCGTTTACTCCAGCTTCTCGCCGCTGACCGCCCAGGCCGACGCGCTGAGCCGCAATGTGAAGATCAACGGCATCAAGCGGCGCGTGGCTACCTTCTCAACAGCCGACCTGCTGATCATAGGCACCGCCGGCACTGTGATTGCGAATGGCCAAGCTGAGGACACGCTCAGCCAGAAGTGGAATCTGCCGGCGTCGGTGACCATTCCGCCTGGTGGCTCCATCACCGTGACTGCGACAGCAGCTGAAATCGGCTCCATCACCGCCGGCCCGAACACCATCAACAAGATTGCTACGCCGACCCTTGGCTGGCAGTCCGTCGACAACGCAGCTGCCGCCACAATCGGAGACCCTGTCGAGACTGATGCCGAGCTACGCCGCCGCCAGACCTTCTCGACCGCCCTGCCTTCGTTGACCGTGCTTGACGGCACCATCGGAGCTGTGGCTTCAGTCCCTGGAGTCACCCGCTTCCGCGGCTACGAGAACGACAGCGACGTGACCGATGCCAATGGCATCCCAGCTCACAGCATCGCGATCGTGGCAGAAGGCGGTGACCAGCAGGCCATCGGCGACGCGATCGCCATCAAGAAGACCCCCGGCACTGGAACCTACGGCACGACGACCGTCACGACCTACGACCAATATGGCCTACCCAACCTGATTGACTTTTTCCGACCGACACCTGCAACCATCGGTGTTGAGGTGACGATCCAAGCGCTGACTGGATACACGACGAGCTACGCCGATCAGATTGCGGCTGCTGTTGCCGCTTCCATCCAAGCTCTGGACATCGGTGACGATGTGCTGATCACCAAGCTCTACGTCCCGGCCAACCTGCCTGGGACCCAAGCTGGTGCGACGTTCGACATCACCCAGCTCCGTATCAAGAAGAACGCGGGTGCCTTTGGCACCAGCAACCTGACACTGGCCTTCAATGAGGTGGCCGAGTGCGACCCCGCCGTTGATGTCGCGGTGATTGTGCTATGACCAACGAAGACTACCTGAACCTCATCACCAGCGAACATCGTGGCAAGGAGAAGTTCGAGGCCACGGTGGTTGCCGGTGTCTCGCCATTCTCCAAGCTTCAGGCGGTCATGCTTGACTTGCCTGCCGACTTCGACATCGACTCAGCCGTTGGTGTGCAACTCGACGCCGTTGGCGCCTGGATCGGGCGGTCTCGTCGCATCGACACCCCGCTGGTTGGCGTGTACTTTGCCTGGGATGACCTCGCGTCCGATGGGTGGGAGTCAGGTATCTGGAAGGGTCCATTCGATCCCGACAGCGGCTTGGTCGACCTGCCCGATGATTCTTACCGCGTCCTGCTCAAGGCCAAGATCGCAGCCAACAGCTGGGATGGTACCATTCCAGGAGCCTACGCCATTTGGGCCACGGTGTTCACGAACTCCCAGCTGGTCATCCAGGACAACCAAGACATGAGCATGGTGGTCGGTATCGCTGGCCAACCACTCTCGATCGTCGATCAAGCCCTGCTCACAAATGGCTACATTCCGCTGAAGCCAGAGGGCGTGCGGATCCAATACTACGCGATCGCGCCAGCAGCTGGGGCTCTCTTCGCGTGGGACACAGATGAAAGCACCGCGCTGGCTGGCTGGGACACTGGCCAGTGGGCAACTGAGTTAATTCCCGCCTAAGGAGAACATGAATGGCAACCAATGAGATTCTGCAGTTTGCAGAAACCGACACCGGCACGAACCTGCTGACCCAAGCAGAGTATCTTGCCGACTCCCAACGACCCATCGGCAACCAGCCGGGTGTGGCCCGCAGCAAGCTGGTGAACAAGGCACTACGCCAAGCCTCGCTCATCTCGGCTGGCGTGGCCGAGTTCCTTGCTGATAACCAAGCGAACGACATCACCGACGGGCTCACGCCACAGAACATCGCTGACTACATGGCGGCGGTTGTGCGTTCACTCGGCATCCCGACTGCGGTTGCTGGCGGAACTGCGGACGCCATCACGGCTGACTTCACACCAAATGTCTCGCTGACTAACGGCACCACGGTCATCGTGCGGGCAGGATCGGCGAATGCCACAACCACACCGACCTTCGCGCCTGACGGCCTGACCGCCAAGACCATCGTCAAAGGCAACAATCTTGCTTTGGCCGCTGGCGACATCGCTGGAGCCGGCCACTGGTTGGAGCTAAACTTCGACACAGTGCTTGACAAGTGGGTGTTGCAGAATCCTGCCTATGGCGTATTAACTGCGTCAACTCCTGCAATCAAGGCACAGTCTCCTCTTGGTATTGGTGCTTCCACAACTCTTGACTCAACCCATGTCGGTCGCCCTCTGTACTACTCCGGTGCTTCCGCTGGAACACTGACACTCCCGGCTTCGCCCGTTGCCGGAGATGCCATCACAGTCTATGCGGTCGGCGCTGGCAACTGCACGATCCAGCGCAACGGCTCGCAGACGATCTACGCGCAAGGCCAGTCTGCTGTAACCAGCATTGTCCTTAACACCGGAGCCTCTGTGACTATCATCTATGATGGATCCGCGTGGGTGCAAGCTGCTGGAAACAACTCGCTCGGCTATGGCCAGACGTGGCAGAACTTGACCGCAAGTCGAGCCAGCGGGATAACTTATTTCAACACTTCGGGGCGTCCGATAGAAGTAAAAGTTTCTGCTGGCGCAACTGCTGCAGGATCGGCCACCATCGCAGTGACAGTTGGCGGAGTTGCACTTCCAACTCAGATTATTTATATAAACAATTCCGCCATTGGGCAGTATAGTTTTACCGTTCCTCCTGGCCAGAGCTACGTGGTGACTTTATCTGCATCGCCTGGAGTAACTGGCGTCCAATGGTTCGAACTTCGCTAAGGATACAACCATGAAACACTTCAAAGACACCACAAATCAAGTTTATGCAATCGAGGAAGGTTTCGAAGACCTTCTTCCTGCTGGTTGCGTTGAAATCACCAAAGAAGAAGCGGACGCAATCTCCAATCCGCCTCCTACTCTTGAGCAGATCATCGCCCATTACATAGCACACATGCAGGAGCGTCTCGACGCCTTCGCACGGACACGGAACTACGATGGCATCCTGAGCGCCGCGACCTACGCGACCAGCGCCGTACCGAAGTTCAAGGCCGAGGGCCAGTACGCGGTCGAGGCGCGTGACGCCACGTGGGCCAAGTGCTACGAGATCCTGGCCGCGGTCGAAGGCGGCACCCGCCCTATGCCAACCATGGAAGAACTCATCGCTGAGCTGCCGGTGCTGACATGGCCGAACTGACCTCCATCCTGCTCTGGACGATCGGCTTCCTCTGGGCCTTCTGGGGCATGTACGTGCTGGTGATGGGTATCTACCGCGCCCACCTCAGCCACCGCCTCAAGGGCCTCGTGCTGGTGCTCTCGCTGCCGTTCGTGGCCATCGGCTACCTGATGGACGTGTTCGCCAACCTGACCATCGCCAGCTTGGTGTTCCTGGAACCTCCGCGCGAGTGGCTGGTCACCGACCGGCTCCAGCGGCACATGCACAAGAGCAAGGGTTGGCGGTTCTGGCTGGCCAAGTACATCTGCGACCACCTGCTAGACGTCTTCGACCCGTCTGGCAACCACTGTTGAGGAAAGACCGATGGACCAAACAATCATCAACTGGCTGCTGGCGGGCTTTGGTGCCCTCATCGGCTTCCTGCTC